CCGAGGGCAGGTTCACGACACGATGGTCCAGGCTCACACTCTGTGCGAGGAGCGCCTGGCCCTGAAGATCCTGGCCCAGAAGAGGATCGACCGGCATGCTCGCCAGCACCAGGATGACCTGAGCGAGTACATGAAGGTCTGGCACCGCAAGAACAAGATCAAGAAGCCGAACAGCCGGGACCTGACGGCGCCGTCCTACTACCAGTTCATCCCGACTGATCTGATGACGCAGTACGCTGCCTCGGACACGGCGTACACGTACGTGCTCCACGAGCGGCAGTGGCCGAAGGTGGAGGCGGCTCAGGGGCTCCTGGACACGTACCACCTGGAGATTGACATCATCCCGCCGCTGGCGGACATGGAGGAGGAGGGGGCGTTCGTCAACCGAGAGGCCTTGGAGAAGGCTGACGAGGTGCTGGCCGAGGTGCAGAAGGAGTCGTGTCAGGCTCTGTGGCGGACTGCCGGTCACAAGTTCGATCCGGGGAAGAACGCCCAGATTTACCCGATCATCACCAAGCTGGGTCTTCCGGTCCTCAAGACGACGAAGAAGACTGGCAAGCCCAGCATCGACAAGGCCACGATCCAGGCCTGGACGGAGATGGGGTTCCCCTTCGGGGAGCACCTGATGCGCTGGAAGCAGGCGAGCAAGCTCCGGGGGAACTACATCCAGAAGATGCTGTCGTCGGGGGTCACTCTGCCCAACGGGGTAGGGGTTCCGGCGCTGGACGAGTTCGGCCGGCTGCACTGTTCGTTCAACTCTACAGGCACAACTACTGGACGCCTGTCCAGTAGTCAGCCAAACCTCCAGAACATCCCTCGCAAGGCGAAGGACAAGCAGATCGGGTCGCCCATCCGTTCAGCCTTTGAAGTGCCTCCGGAGATTCGGGCGGACGGGGGGTTCCTGCTGTACGTGGACTACTCCCAGATCGAGGTCCGGTTGGCGGCTCACTTCAGCAAGGACCCGCTCCTGCTGGAGGCGTACCTGAACGGGATCGACGTCCACACCCTCACGGCGCAGCAGATGTTCGCTGCCTCCTGGGCCTCGTTTGATGAGGCCGAGCAGAAGCGGATGCGCCAGGTGGCGAAGAACATCAACTTCATGATCCTGTACGGGGGCAGCCACAAGCGGCTGATGGGGATCCTCCGTGAGGGAGGGGCCGTGAAGGCGGACGGGACCCCGTACACCATCACCGAGTGCGACCGCTTCGTCCGCCTTCACCGCAGCACGTACCGGATCCTGAACTCCTGGATCATCGATGCTCGCCGGGAGGCGAAGAAGGTTGGGGGCGTCTCTACGGCGTTCGGGCGCTTCCGGGCGCTTCCGATCCTGAAGCGCCAGCCCAAGACGCAGGAGCAGCGGGAGAAGTTCGCCAAGGCGGAGCGCCAGGCGGTCAACACCATCGTCCAGGGCACGGCCGCAGACCTGTTCAAGCGGGCGTTCGTGCGGGTGGCTGCCGAGATCAAGCGGATGGGGCTCCGGACGGCGCCGTGCCTGAACATCCACGACGAGCTTGCCTTCTACGCCTTCCAGGATGAGATCCACGTGTTGCTCCCCATGCTCCGGGAGCAGATGGAGGACTTCCCACAGTTCTGCGTGCCGATGAAGGCCGAGTTCTCCTGGTCCCTGACGAACTGGGACGAGAAGAAGGAGCTTGCGGCGTAGGTTGTCCAGCTATAACTCTTCACCGGGTGGCACAGGAGGTGAGCAAAATGATCGATATGAATCTGGAGCTTTCCGAGGATTTCGCCGACAAGATCGAGCAGGGCGGTGTCTACCTCGTGACCAAGGACGACTTCCAGAAGATCATGGCTCTCGTTGACGAGAAGGATCTGCGGGAGGAGTTCCGGGCGCTGGGCGTCATGCTCCACCCCGTGATCGCCGACTGATGCTACCCTCTCCACGTGCGGGAGAGGGAGGGCACGAGGAGAGGGCGGTGCGACGCAAGAAGAACAAGCAGAGCAGGAAGCGGAACCTACTCGCCTTCTCGGCGCTCACCCGTAGCTGGGGCGCTGGGCATCATGGTGACAAGCGCAAGCAGCGCTCTCGCCGGGCGTGCCGTGGAAAAGTTGTCCAGCTATAACTCTTCACCTGATCGTGTAACAAGGAGGACACGATGGGCTACACGCACTACTGGGAACACGCCGAGATCACCGCTGACGCCTGGAAGAAGATTCGCTCTGACTTCAGGGCCATCCTGGCAGCGACCGACGTGAAGGTCTCTTACGAGTACGATCAGCCGTCCAAGCGTCCCCAGAACACGACGGTCATGAGACGTTCGTCCTGGACCGCACCGGCACCTACAACGGCTGGGATGGCACCTTCTGCAAGACCGCCCGCAAGGGCTACGACGTTGTGGTTTGCGCTCTGCTGATCTCGCTTCATCACCACGTCTTCTCTGCCGACGTCAGCAGCGACGGCGTTTGGTCGGAGCCGGCTTGGCGCGACGCTGCCCGCCTCTACCAGAAGGCGACCGGCCGCAAGGCCAAGCGGCCTCTCGATGTCAAGCCTCACTGGCCGCCGAGGAGGCTGGAGCGCACCAACACAGCGTGGTAGACTCTGGCCTTCCGCGACCCTTCGCCCCGCCGGTGCGTTCCCCCACACCCCGGCGGGGCGAGGTGCGTCGCATAGCTAGAGGCTGATCGTGCTTCGACTGATCGATTTCACCTGCCTGAATCCCGACTGCTCCACCAACACCTTCGAAGCCTACGCCCAGGTAGAGCCCGGCGACTTCACCAGCGAGCAGGTTCACCCCTGCGAAGACTGCGGGGAGGAGTGCCGGGCAGGCCTCTCTCCCGTGGCTGGTTGGGCGCCTTCGACTGATCGTACGAACGCCCAGTTGAAGAAGCGGTCGGCCGACCACACAGCCAAGATCGCCAAGACCGAGGGCGACGGCTACCGCCCACCCCCGCCGTACGTCAAGTAGGGGTCCGAGAAAAAAGTGACCTTCGGGGCGCAACAAACCGGAGACCTGGGTCTTTACTTCCTATGGAAGCCTTCCATCAGGGATTAGCCAGAGGTGGTGCGTTGAGCAAGATGAAGGTAGGGGCAGCGGAGGTCGAGTACGACTTCGACGCTGAGCTTCGAATCGACAGGTCAGACCTGGACGCCGAGCTTGGGGATCAGCCCCGGCTTTTCGCCAAGTGGGCCGCTCTCTCCGTGGAGGCTCGGTTCGTGACCGAGCAGCGGAAGGTCGCCATGGACAAGGCGATGGCGGAGGCGGACGCCCACGTGCGGGCGAAGATGGTGGCGGAGGGGGAGAAGATCACCGAAGCCAAGGTGTCGAACGCCGTTCCCCTGGAGGAGCCGGTGGTCGAGGCTCGTGACGAGTTCCTGGAGGCTCGTCGGGCGCAGGGCCACTGCGGGGTGATGGAGGCGGCGTTCGGTCAGCGTGCGAGCATGCTGAAGCAGCTTTCCGAGAACTGGCGTGCCGAGCGGTTCATGGACCCCTCGACGCAGGTAGGAACGAAGACGGCGACCCAGGGCCGCCGGATGCAGAGCAAGTAGGAGGGACCGTGCCGTACTACAAGGCAGATACGAGTCGAGCCGCAGAAACCCAGAAGGCGTTGGAGGAAGAAGCCGCACGCCGCGGGATCAACTACTGGAAGCCCAAGGAGGGCGACAACCGGGTCCGCGTTCTGCCGCCCTGGACGGATCAGGGTGAGTGGGGCTTCAAGTGGTGGCGGGAGTGGTGGATCCACTTCAACGTCGGACCCGACAGCCGTCGCTTCGCCTGCCCGAAGAAGCTCGGGGTCGGCCCCTGCTACATTTGTGAGCAGGTAGCGGTGCTCCGGGACGGCGACGAGACCGACAAGGACATGGCGGGTGACCTGGCTGCCGGGCGCCAGTACTACATCAACATCATCGACCTGAAGGAGCCCAAGAACGACGACGGCACCCCGAAGGTGCAGTTGTACACGGCGGGGATCACCGTCTTCAAGGAGATGGTGGACTACTTCTGCGACCCGCAGTGGGGCGACTTCTCCGATCCCGAGGACGGGTTCGTGGTCGTGATCAAGCGGACCGGCACCGGCAAGAAGAACACCCGCTACTCCGTCCGCCTCGACAAGAACCGGAGCAAGCTGGAGCAGGATCTCTGGCCCGCTCTCGACTCCATGAACGACCTGGACCTCGTGCTGCCCGTGGAGGAGTACTCGGCGCTCCAGGCGGCCTACCAGGGCGTGGCGCCCGAACAGGTGACGGCTGGGGCTCCTGCTTCCGCTGGGGCGCTCCCGCCCGCTTCACCGTCCGAAGCGCCGGCCGACGACGCCTTCGACTTCTCGACGGTCGAGTGGGGCTCCACCCCGATGACCCGTCCCGAGGTGGCGGCCAAGGTGGGGCTGGAGGCCGACGACATCCCGGAGTGCTACGGCTTCCCGGACAAGTACGAGGCCGACGACGAGTTCTGCCAGAACTGCGCCGTGTTCAAGCCCTGCGGCACGAAGGCGACGGCTCCCGCCGATCCCCCGAAGAAGCAGGCCATGCGCAGCAAGGCGGCGAAGCCGGAGCCCGAGCCGGAGCCCGAGGGTGACTCGGACGCCGACCTGGAGGCCAAGATGAAGGCGGCCCTGGCCACGAAGGAGTAGAGCGTGGCCAAGCTGACTCCGAAGGGCGAGGCGGTCTCGGGGATGGACGTCGTTCGCAAGGCGATCAAGGCCCTGGAGAAGGAGAAGGGTCCCAACATCGTCATTCGGATGGGCGATGCCCCCTCCATGAAGGACGCCATCGAGGTGATCCCCTCGGGCTCGTGGAACCTGGATAAGGCTCTCGGGCTCGGGGGGTGGCCCCGAGGACGGATAGCGGAGGTGTTCGGCCCTGAGTCCGGCGGCAAGACGACGGTGGCGCTTCACGCCATCGCCGAGGCCCAGCGGCTCGGGGGGCTGGCTGCCTTCATCGACGCCGAGCACGCTCTCGATCCGACGTGGGCAGCGAACCTCGGTGTCACCGTGGATGATCTGCTCATCTCCCAGCCTGACAGCGGGGAAGACGCCCTTCAGGTCTGCCAGAAGCTGGTGGAGACCGGCGCCATCGACCTGATCGTGGTGGACTCGGTGGCGGCGCTCACCCCCCGGGCGGAACTCGACGGGGAGGTGGGCGACCAGCACGTGGCCCTTCAGGCGCGGATGATGAGCCAGGCGCTTCGCAAGCTGAGGGCGTCGGTGTCGAGGGCGAAGTGCGTCCTGATGTTCATCAACCAAGTCCGGACGAACATCGGGGTCACCTTCGGCGACAAGAACACCACGTCGGGTGGTCGGGCGCTCCGCTTCTACGCTTCGGTGCGGGTCAGTGTGGCCTTCGTCGGGCGGCTGAAGGACGGGGAGGAGGTGGTCGGCGGGCGGCGGACCGCCAAGGTGGTGAAGAACAAGGTCGCTCCCCCCTTCCAAGAGGGCGAGTTCTCGATCATGTTCGGCGGTGATCACGGCTACGGGATCGACCCGGCCCGGGACATTCTCATGGCTGCCGTGGACGCCGAGGTGGTGGACAAGTCCGGCGCCTGGCTCTCCTTCGGGGGAGACCGGATCGCCCAGGGGTTCAACAACGCCGCCAAACGCATCCGGGAGCACGACACGCTGCTGGACGACATCCGCACCGCCCTCCAGGGCGCGTAGCCAGAGGTCCCATGAAAGTACTGCTCTTCGCAGATCACCACGCTCACCCGTGGGGATCGATGTCTACCCTCGATCCGGAGTGGGGCGTCAACACCCGCGTCGTGGACTCCTGCAAGGTGCTGGCGGCGATCCGCGAGTACGCCATGGCCAACGACATCCGGGTGGTCTTCTTCCTCGGGGATCTGTTCGAAGCCCGGGGCCGGGTTCACGTCCCAACGCTGAATCACGTCCACAACCAGCTTCGGAGCTTCTTCGCTGAGGGGCTTCGGCTCTACATGCTGCCGGGCAACCACGACCAGGCTACCCGGACGGGGGAGGATCATTCCCTGTCGGTGTTCGGTGAGATCGTGGAGGAGGTGCTGGACGAGCCGGGGTGGACGAAGATCCAGGACCAGGGGGATACCCTTCACGTCCTGTCGTCGCCCTACCAGGACGACGCCGAGGAACTGCTCTCCCTGCTTCAGCTTCCGAAGCCAGCGCCGGACGCCCCCGCCATCTGCCTCTTGCACCACGGGGTGGACGGGGCTCGGTATGGGGATCTGGAGTTCACGGTCAAGAACCCGCTCCAGCCCAAGGATCTGCTGAAGCACGAGGCTGGCTTCGCCTTCACGGCGCTGGGCCATTTCCACTACCACCAGCAGATCGGCGTCAAGGTGTTCTACGTGGGTGCCACGCACCAGCACAACTGGGGGGACGTCGGGCAGCCTCGGGGCTTTGTCGTGGCGGACACGGAGACGGGGGAGTGGGAGCACGTTCCTCTCCACGTGGCTCCCGAGTTCCTGAAGATCAAGTGGGGCGGCCCGGGGAAGAAGCTCCCTATCCCCTACAAGGCGGTGGATGGCCACTTCGTCAAGATGCTGGTCCCACACGGCACGGACGAGGCCAAGATCCAGTACTACCGGAGCAAGCTGGAGAAGGCGGGGGCTCGGTGGGTGCTCTTCGAAGAGTATGGCGAGCCGAAGCGGGACGACAGCCGGCTGAACCTCGACCCGTCGCAGACGCTGGAGAGCCTCGGGGCGGAGTACATCAGCAATGAGCTTCAGCCCCACGACGGTGCTGATCCGGTGGTGTTGATGGCCATGTACCGGGAGCACCTACAGAAGGCCCGGGAGCGGCTGGCGGAGAGGGGGTAGCATGCGGTTCACACGCCTGAAGCTGGCCAACTTCATGACCTTTGGGGGCGAGCAGACCCTCGACCTGGAGAACCGGGGTCTCGTCCTGATCGTGGGTGAGAACCGGGACGACCCCTCGACAGCGAGCAACGGGGCAGGCAAGACCAGCCTGTTCGACGCCATCACGTGGTGCCTCTACGGGAAGACCGTCCGGGGGTACTCTGGCGACAAGGTGATCAACCGCTTCGTGGAGAAGGGCTGCGTGGTCCAGATGGACATGGAGGGGGACGGGGGAGAGCCCTACAAGATCGTCCGGCACCGGAAGCACCCCAAGCGCAAGAACGCTCTTCTGCTGACGATCAACAAGGTGGATCGGACAGGGAAGACGGTCGCCGATACCCAGGAGCGGATCGATGCTCTGATGGGCATGGGGTTCGATACCTTCACGGCCACGGTGCTGTTCGGGCAGAACATGCCCAGGCGGTTCTCGGCGCTCACGGACGCCGCGAAGAAGGGTCTTCTGGAGGAGGTGTGTGATCTGGAGGCCCTGGGCGAGGCGGGGAAGGAGGTCCGGTCCGAGCTTGTCGAAGCAGAGACTGCGCTCGGACGCACTGGGGTGGAGCAGGGGGTTCTGCGTCAACGGATGGCCGACCGGGGAAGCCGGATCGCTGGCTTCCTGGACGTCGAGCGACGCTTCGACGCCGACAAGCAGCAGACGCTGGACCAGCTTCGCTCGGAGATGATCACGACGCAGAGTCAGGCGGACGAGCTTCAGACGAAGCTGGACGCCTTCGACGCCGGGGCGGAGAAGTCGGCGAAGGCGGCGCTGGACTTCGTGGGGGAGGCGCTTCAGTCGCTGAAGAGGAAGCACACGGCGAGCCTCGATAGCGCCGGCAACATCATCACCGACTTGATCTCTGTTCATGGTCGTCGGTCGGCCGAGTTGCGGCTCGTTCAGGTTCGGGCGGAACGTCTGGCGGAGGTGGGGGCGGAGTGTCCGGTCTGCGAGCAGGAGGTGGATCCCACGCACATCAGCGAGCACCAGGACGAGGCCCTGGCGGCTGTCCAGGTGGCTGAAGACCGGCGGGACGAGGCCCTCGGTATGATGCTCAAGGCTCGGGAGATGCGGGACGAGGCGAAGGCCAGGTTCAGGGAGGCGGAGCAGGAGAAGGCGCTGGAGGTGGACGAGGCCCGGAAGGTTCTGCACCAGATTCAACTGGCCGCCCAGCAG